CAATCATTCCAATCTTTATATTCTATAGGTTTAATTACACCTGGTCCACATTGTTGTGCAATTGCAGAACAAACATACATAGTTAGTATAAATTTCATATTATCCCCACAAATTTCCAGTCATAGATCCTTTGTTATATTCAGTAGCTCTATTTTCGAAGAAATTTGCATGTTCAACGCCATTTAGAACCCAATCAAGCCAACTTAAAGGATTGTCTTTAACTTTATAATTTGGTTTTAAAGATAATTGCAATAATCTTCTATCAGCAATATATCTTATATATTTTTTTACTTCATCAGATGTTAATCCACGAATTCCACCTAATTCAAAAGCTAAGTCAATAAACTTATCTTCTAGGTTTACCATATCACGACATTGTTGATATAAATCAGCTTTAAATTGTTCAGTCCATACTTGTGGATTTTCTTTTATTAATTCATGAAATAATTTAATCATGCTTTCAACATGATGAGTTTCATCTCTAATTGACCAAGTTACAATTTGACACATACCCTTCATTCTTCCAAATCTTTGAAAGTTTAAAAGCATTACAAATGATGCAAATAATTGTAAACCTTCTCCAAATGCAGAAAAACAAGCAATATCTTTTATTAAACCTTCAACACCTTTGCCTTTTGGTTTAAATAAATATTCATGTTTATCAGCCATTTCTTTATATTCTTGAAATGCTTTAAAATTAGATAATGATGTTTCACCAATAGTATCATTTAATAATGAATAACTATGAGCATGATTAGCTTCAGATGCCACAAAGGATCCTAGCATCATTCTAACTTCAGGTGATTTAAATTGTGGTATATATTTATCTAAATAAGCTTGAGCGATATCAACATCACCTTGTGTAAAAAATTTCAATATTTGAGATATTAAATTTTTTTCTTCAGCTGTTAATCTTTCGTTCCAATCTCTTACATCTTCATGTAATGGAACCTCACTAGGAAGCCAATGCATCTTCTGCATTGTATCATATGCTTCAAATGCCCATTCATAATCGAAAGGCTTATAATAGTTTCTAGTTTTAAATAAGCTCATTTATTTCCTTTTTCTTTTTCTGGTAACAACAAGTTTACCGTTTTCTTCTTTTACTTCCATTCCAGCATTTTCAGTTTGTTTTTTTAACTGACGATACTTTTGAGTAATAGTTAATTTTTTTTTAATCATATTTATTATCCCTCACAAGCTAAACATTCATCGGCTTCAGGTATTATTGTTCTTTCAACTTTTAAACTTACTAATTCAGCACGTTTAATTGCTTCAGATCTACAATAGTATAATGTTTTAAGTTTCTTTTTCCATGCTAACATATGCATATCATGTAATTCTTTTATGTTTACATCAGCAGGAACAAATACATTTAATGATTGACCTTGACAAATATGTTCTTGTCTATCGGCCGCATGTTCAATGATCCATTGTTGATTAAGTTCAATTGATGTTTTAAATACATCTTTTTCATAATCTGATAAATCTTTTAAATGTAAAACTGAACCACGATTAGCTAAAATAGAAGTCCAAGTTTTTTCATTATTTATACCTTTTGTTTCCAATAATTGTTCTAAAAATTTATTTTTAACAAGAAAAGAACCTGACATAGTTTTTTGAACATATGCATTAGCTCTAAATGGTTCAATACTTGGAGAAGTTGTTCCACAAATAATTGAACTTGAAGCATTAGGAGCAATGGCAAGTAAATGAGCATTTCTCATTCCAGTACCTTCCATATCCGGAGCTTCACCTCTTTTTATAGCTAATCTTTTTGATTCTTTTACTGCTTCATCTTTAATGTGTTTAAACATTAATTTATTTTTAGCTTTTGCCATAACAGATTCAAATGCAATATTATTTTTTTGTAAATAAGCATGAAAACCCATAGCACCAAGACCAATAGATCTTTCTTGTGTTGCACTATATTTAGCTCTAAATACGCTATCAGGTGCATTATCTATAAAACTTTGTAATACATTATCTAAAAATCTAACAAGATCAGAAATAAATAATTTATCATCTTTCCATTCATCATATTTTTCTAAATTAACACTTGATAAACAACAAACAGCAGTTCTATCTTCATCAGTTGGTAATGTAATTTCAGTACATAAATTTGAATGTTTAACTGATAATCCTAATTTCTTTTGTTGTTCAGGCAATGCATCATTAATATGATCAATGTAGCAAATATATGGCTCACCAGTGGCTACTCTGTTTTCAAGTATTTTTTGCCACAAGTCTCTAGCTGAGACCTTTTTAACTATTTCTTTTGTATGTGGATCAATTAAATTCCAAGTATCATCATAAGTTGGTTCTTGAATACATTTTTCAATTAATTCCATAAAATCATTAGTAATGTTTATTCCATGATGTAGATTTAAACATTTTCTGTGTATATCGCCACCTGACGGTTTTCTTATATCTAAAAATTCTAATATTTCCGGATGTGATATATCCATATATGCGGCATAACTACCTCTTCTAGTTTTACCTTGACTAAATGCCATAATCTCTGAATCTACAACTTTTAAAAAAGGTACAGACCCTGATGATTGAGATCCACCAGATGTTTTAGTTCCATCAGACCTAATATGACCCCAATATCCTCCAATACCACCACCAATAGATGTTAACCAAGCATTTTCAGTATAATGACCAGTTAATCCTTCTCTACTATCGCCGACGTAATTTAAGAAACATGATATTGGCATACCTCGCTCTGTACCACCATTACTTAATATAGGAGTTGAATACATAAACCATAGTTTAGATGCATAATTATAAATTCTTTGGGCCATTTCATCATTATCAGAATAAGCTTTTGCCGCTCTTAAAAATGCCTCTTGTGGACTATTTTCCTCAGGTAATAAATACCTGTCTTTTAATGTTGTTTTTCCAAAATCTGTGAGTAAATTATCTCTATCTTCTACTATCATATATTCATTATCCTTTTTATAAAACTGAGTATGCTTCAATAGCAAGTACAGTTATTGACATTAAGTATATTGCTAAACTTGTATACAATATATATTTCATTTATTTAATATTTTATTTTGATGTTAATCTATCTATGTGATTGTAAATTCTTCCAATTTGTTTATCAATCGACATTATTTCTTCACTTAACATTCCTAAGTGAACTTGTAATTCTACTATTGTCATTAATACATAAGTTGACAGCCCTAAAAGTATTGTTCCCAATAAAGCTATTAAAGCTGTATTATGCTGACGTTTCATTATCTTGGTTTCCTTCTTCTTTTACAAGAAGGACATTTATTTTTTTTTATTTGGTTTAATTTGTTAGTCCATAATACTCTAAAAAATGGTTGAACAACCCCAACGGCTATCGCTCCAACTATTATAGCAAACATAGATTGTGTAGTTATGCCTGCTGTTATCCCAAATAAACTAGCAGTCACTACAGTATCATTATTAATCATTTTTACATAATTTCCTTTCATAATCCGTAAAAATGCCCTCCTTGCCATAAAGCAAGAAGGAGCATTGAAATTAAGATTAATGAATTAAATTGCCACCATTTCATAGCAGCCTCCTCCATTAATTTTCGGTATTACTACCTTGAATAACGTTTATTTCTTGTTCATATTGTTCTCTTGGAGAAATAATACGATTGTCTTGAGATATTTCATCACTTCCTGAAGTATCATCATAATCTGTAGGAATTGCATCATTATTTTTAGCAACTTCTAAGAATGTTGATCTTGGAATTAATCCATTTTGATACCATTCAGTAATTAACCTCATCCAATCACTTCCTCTTGGAGAAGCATTGAAGTCAGATGATAAATTAAACCTAATGTCTTGTTCAGTTATATTTATATCATATCTCCAATTAACCATTTGTTTGATAATTTTTTTCATGCTTTCTGATACCTTAGCATTTAAACTTGCTAAAGCAGCATTTTGTGCAGCATTTCTTAAGCTTAAGGCAACACCGGATTGATCCGAATTGTTTGGCTCTAAACTTAACATTTTAACACCAATTCTAGTTAATTCATCATAACCACCTTTAATAGCTTCTTCCATATCTTTTAAAGCATTAGTAGGCGTTTGTAATGTTTCAACAGTATCATCTTTGTTAACAAATAACCAAGTACCAAGACCTTGTTTAACAAGATCAGATTTTTCAGATTCTGTTAATGAATCAGATTTAACAACTGGTGTATAAGTTGCACTTAAATATAATAAGTGGTTTCTTCTTGAAATTTTATTATATAAAGCAATTTCTCTGTTTACAATGGCAGTCATTAAAGGGTCCACACATTCAATTGAACCATTTAAAGGATAAAATGGAATATAATCCATTCTTTTGCCATTTTGAAATAAATTTGTATTAGTTCCTTGTAAAATCCAATCATCTGTTAATTGATCAAAATTATAATCAACTCCACCATCAATAAATGTTGGTGTATCAGATGTATTTCTAATATATGTGTCAATTACATATAAACCCGCTTCATCTAATCTGTGAACTTGTACAGTATCAACATATTTTGGATGAAATGGACTATTTGGATCATATTCAAGTACAAAATATCTAGTAATTAATTGATCTAATTTTACTTGACCTTTTGCATCAGTAGCTTCAGACCAGTTAACAATATTTTCAGCGTGATGTAATATTGGATAAGGTTTAACTTCTTTTCTTTCAGCTGGTGTTAAATTTTCTAAATCAACAACAGGAAAGTCAATTTGTATAAAAGCTCTTGATGTTTGTAATTCTTCCCATAAAGCAGTGCTTAAAAATGATATAAGGTTACTTTTGTCAGATCCTATATCATCTAATATCCATTGCTTAGCCCCTTCTGGAGCCCCAGTAATTTCTAGCATTGGTTGTTTTCTTAATAAACCACCTATTATCATTTTACAAAATTCACTAGATACACCTGGTACCTCAGCTTCAGCTTTGTAAAAATCATATTGCTCTTGTGTCATTGTAGGGTTAAACGGAAGTAATAAATTGTCACTTGAAGGCACAGAATCATAATCCTTAGTATAAGATGGACCTTGGATCATTGCTCTGTTTCGTTTCCATTCGTTTATTTGACTCAGGTATTCATCATTTGGATATCCTGGGCCTTTGGCAGTTTCTGTAGATTTAACTATAGAACTGTTTTTATATCTAATTGCCATATTGTGTTTCCTAAACTTTAGAATGAACCAAAACATTTGGCTCGGATTAATTAAAATAATTTTTGATTTGGCCGATCCAAGATCAAAAGAAATTGGTGTTCGTCAAAGTGCGATTGGCCACCCTAGCCCGACGCCAAAGAGGGATCTAGTCCCCCTCACGCCCAGCAGCCCATTAACGCCCCGAGCCTAAATAAGCGGTCAGTCAGTTCTATTTGAATTGAAAACGCTCTAATCGTACAACCACGCCTGCCTTGCTAAATATAGTATTTGCTGGGCTCTAGGCTGTAAAATTGAAAAAGCTCGGACCGAATGATCAGCTTTCGGACCACAAAAATTTAAATAAGCCTTAAACACCAATGGTTAAGTGCCATTTGATTATTGGCTACCATTGATTAACTTTATTATATTATATTGATTATTTAGTTACAAACTAAAATGACCACGACCTATCACGGATAACTTGTGGTTTGTGTTTACCTATAGGATATAAAAATTCACATATATATCTTACACCATCAGAAAAGTGTTCAACACCTTTTGATTTGTCGATAATAGCATTATCCATACCTGTAGTAAAACCCTCTTTCCAAGTGGTTGTCTCAACTGAGGCAATTGTCCTTGGTGTCTTATCTTTATTAAAATATAATCTTGTATTACCTTTAGCATCTTTTAACAATGCATTAACAGCATTAACACTATCAACCAAAGGTGGTTGTTTAGATCTTGCTAATACTTTAAAACCTGCATTCCTTAATATACTAAAATCTGTTGTACCTGTAGCAGCACTGGTTTTCATTGCTCTACCGGAAGCATCAGGATAACAAATTATATCTCTATTTTTATATCGACCCTTTATAGATCTAATTAATTGATGAGTATCAGCATTACCATAAAACTCATCCATTGCATGTAATTGGTTACCTCGATGGCACCAAACTGTTGAAGCCATTATTTTGACGTTAAAGTCAATGCTAATATGTATTGGCTCACCTTCTTCAATTGGAAGTAGGTTATTTGTTACATGTATATTTCGATTAAAATTATAAAATACAGCATCACCAGTGTTATTAAAGGTGGCGCAATATTCTTGGTTAAAACTTTTTTCATCCATTGTAACCCGAGCAAGTTCAATTTCTTCTTTCATATCTGGTCTAACTTGTTCAGCAGTAAACTGCCAAGACTTCCATAAACCTGTTTTATCTTCTTGACCTTTAACCCATAACTTATAAAAGTCATTGGTTATTCCTTTTGGTGTACTTATTACAAATACACTTGCTCTTCGTTGTGGATCTGAAGTCATAGGTAATATAACCTCAGTAAATGCATTTTGTTTAATAAAGGCAAATTCATCAAGTACAATAAATGTAGGTGATGGTGAAATACCTCTTAAACTGTCTGGCCTATCAAACCCTTTTAAGGTAATCTTGGACCCATTAATAAATCTTATTTCCAAATCAATTTCTCTAGGATACCCATTTATATGATCTGGATGCACAAGACTTTTTAATGTTTGCCAAATAGATTCTCTAATCATCGAAACAGTAGGTCCGATAATTAAAGCTCTTCTACCTGGTTCTTCTAAACAATGATTATATGCAGCAACGGCTGCTAAATATGATTTACCAACTCTTCTTCCGCTAGCCATTACTTTAAACCTAGCAGGATTAATTAAAACTTCCTGTTGAAAGTCGAAAAGTTCTATTTTATGATTCATATTTATTTACTATATTTAGAATATATATCCAAAGATTTGTTATTATGCTCTCAGCTGGCTTGATCAATAACTATTTGTTTTAATCTCATAGCTCTTGGACCAACTTGATGTGCCCATCGGCTATCCATCATTTCAACGGCAGCTTCAATCCATTCTTTATTATTAATGGCAGCAATAAACTTTTTAAATTTACTTAATCTTGGAGCACCTAAATTAAAACACATATTAACAAGAACTAATTGTATTGATTCAGGTTTATTATCTAAATCAGGAAATATCTTTTTAGCTTCATTAATAAATTTTTCAACATCAGAATTAAATACTTCATTTACTCTTTTTTCAGAAATTTTAGTTCCAACAGGCCAACCATATTCTGGATCTTTGTCAGTTATTAAATGACCTATACCAAAAGTAGCATATCCTAAATGATCTTCATAAATTTCGTATTTAACACCTTCGTCAATTTTTAATTGCTCTCTTAATTTATCTATATTCATTGTTTATCTTTATTGTTGTATTTATCGTCTTCAAAAATTAATTTGAACTTAGGTAAGTCCTTCATGTGCTCTTTTCTAACTCTTACATTTAACATGCTATTCACACACCAAGAGGAATCCAATCGGGATAATTGTAAAAGAAGCTCAAAAAGTTTAGCCGTTGCTTTAGACCGTGAGGTAAAAACAATGTCTTTATGACTTACCAGCTTATCTTTGATCGTATTTGATCCAAAATAAGTAGCTAATGCCGTTCCGTATTTACCGGTAAAACCAATATAATAAGATCCGTCAGTATAGTATGTGATGTATACCTTATAAACTTTCTCAGTTAGTTTCGTCATCTGTATTTGCGCCTTGATCTATAACAGCTTCGCTATTCTTTAATTCTATTTCTTGAACGGGTTTAACCGTTGGTTCAGTTTTTTGCACTATCGTTAACACTGGCACGTTTGCCTGTTGCAATGAAGCCTGACCAACCGGTTGTTTTTGATACCCATATTCCAGTAGCTTTTCAGCTATTCGAACTCGTAAATTTTGTGACCTAAAATCATCCTTGCCTTTAAGCTTAGATAATTCTTTAACTAATATATTAATAGGATCTATACCTAATTTCTTTAATTTTTCTATACTTGATTTATCTATGGTACTTTTTTCAACTGTGCTTTTTGGTGGTCTACCAGCCCCAGGCCTAGCACCTCCTTTTCCAGCCATAATTATACCGCCTATCAAGTTAAAGTTATTTTCTATTAATTAACACAAAATACCACAAACGATGTGGCTCTGTTGTCTGTAAGGTATAGATTTTGAAACTTTTAAGGGAGATTGTTGCCTTTGGCATAAATTGGGTCTTATAGCTTATTAGGCTTTATAGGCTTATATACTTATTTATATATTTATTTATGGCTTATAAGGCTTATATAGGCCTTAGGCTTATATAAGCTTATATAAGCCTTAAGCTTTAGCGTTTTTCTGTAAG